GACCACCCGCAACCTTTAAGGCGCCGGTTGTCTTTGAACTAGAAGCCGTTGTATCAGTAATATTGACGCTGTCAGCTTCCACATCTTCTAGATTGGCGTGCGTGGCATGAATGTCTCCAGCTACACCCAAGCCACCGGCAACCCTAAGGGCGCCGGTTGTCTTACTGGTAGTGGCCGTTGCATCTGTAATATTGACACTATCAGCCTCAACATCTTCGAGATTGGCGTGTGTAGCATGAATATCACCAGCCACACCTAGACCACCCGCAACCCTAAGGGCGCCAGTTGTCTTTGAACTAGAAGCCGTTGTATCAGTAATATTGACACTATCAGCTTCCACATCTTCCAGATTGGCATGTGTAGCATGAATATCTCCACCTACACCTAAACCACCCGCAACTTGAAGGGCGCCGGTTGTCTTTGAAGTTGAGCTAGTCGTTCTGTAAACATTCAATCTTGGAATTGTAGATGTACCGGTACCGGTCACGTGGGTGTTTCCGGATACGTGTAGGTCTTCGTGTGCGTAAATGTTAGCATCCACGTGGGTTAGACCATACACGTGCACATTAATGTCTTCATCTGACTTTGGTGTAAATGTTTTATCTGTGGGATTTGTATCGGTATAACCGATTGCGAATTCATCAGACTCTTCGCGGTAACCAATAACCACATTTGATAAAGCATCGGGTCTATGCATAAGGAAACCCAAATCAAGGGTTGTATCTTCGGAAGTGTTATTTTGACCAAGTTCAATGAGCGCATCTTTGATGGCTGTATTCTCCGCATAAATTACAGTTGTATCACCATTGACACGAAGATTGCCATCAATGACCATGTCGCGCAAAACTGCAACATTTCCAGAAACAACGAGAACATTTGAACCGGTGTCATCTACATAGAAGTTTGTGCCGACGCTTAGGGTGTGTTCAGGTAACAAATTTGATATACCAACATTTGAATCTGTGACAAAGCCGACATTGTTGTCATCATGACCACCACCTGTAAATATAATAGTATTTGATGTCACATTTGCACGATCTACCGCAAGGGAGAGCGTTGCGCCACCGACGAGATTATTCGCAGATTCCCCGGATTCTGTAATCTCCTTGGTGTTGCGATCATACATCAAAAGTACAACTTCCGGTGCGGTAAAATCGGCTCTATTACGAATGGGGGAAAGATAGACGGCATTTGAATGTGGTGTTGGAACCAAGACATTACTCGCATTGAAGACAACAGTATTTTCCTCCTGATCATTAGAGTCTGGTACATGCTTACCAAACCTAATCTTGGTAGATCTTTCCACCGAAGGTAAGTTCTTGACCATTTAATATATGGTAGTAAATTAATTTGCGTAAAGGAGACCAGCCATACCATTTTGTATACGAAGTATGTTATAGTTTACTGCATAAATTGGATCATTAATGACTGTATTTTCGCTCATGATCTTTGCTGATTCAATTCTACTGAAATTGAGTGTGCCGGTTGGCTGGAGTGAGCTCGTCATGAGGCAGAAACAATAGAGGAAAAAGTCTGGAGAAGTCACAAAGTTTGTGTGATAATAGTTCATCACATCAATGTAGTGTGGTTTACCCCATCTATAGTTTCCGAGTTCAACCCCATTAATACTCAACTTGACTTTGTTTGTTGGTGATGTGAGCGCACCGTTCGTTGTGGTGTCTGACGATGCGAGATATTTCACTGGGTGATTGAAAATGAGATCCTGGACAGTTTCCCCACTTGGAAGATTCTTTTGTACCTGAGTGATGAGAAGGTCGTGGGTGCGTGTCGCAATGTTGCCCCGCTCTTCGTTGTCAAGGTAGTAATAGTTGGCATACATTTCAAAATTGTAGTTTGCCGCTTGGGATCCCCAATGAATTCTCAATTCCACATTGTGATAATTGAGGGCAACTAGGGGTAAAGCACATTGTGGTCCTTCGCAAAAAAAGAAACGAAGTGGGTAAAAATATGAGCGCGCATGCACACCTGGGTGAGTCCCAATTGCACTTCTTGATATATTTTGTGCAAATGTATCTATAGCGATTTTTTCAGTAAATATGCTATCTTGTGTATCAATGACTGAACCACCAATAAGAAGCTCGACTTTATCAATGAGTAGATCCCAGCGAGAAGTATCTAAAGCTTGGGTCGTATCATCGATCGTCAAGTAAATGTATCCAAGCATATCCCCCGATCTCTCAATCTGAACACTTGACATTGAATTATTTTTCACATCCCCGCGTATCGTTTGCTTTTCAACGGATTGTGAAAAATTAGAGTGTCGTTTGAAGGTTGAACTAAAAAACGATATCTCTGGGTTGCCCATAATGTACTCATCCTGAGCACCAATTGCTACAAGTTGAACAATACCCGAAGACATGTTATACTACTCTAAAGTGAGAAAATTACAAGTTTGGTTTTCTACACACGAAACGAATCACCAAAAAGTTTGATCCCGAATCGGTTGAATTTTTAATTGTATTACCATTTTGATCTCTAATGGCAACACTGAGACGATCAATACGGTGTATTGGATTGACATATTGTGTCGCGATTGTATAGTTATCTTTGAATGTGATGAGTGAATTACCCGCATCGTGTGTAGCATTTTCAGTAATGAGACTCGCAAATGACCCCCTGATCACACTTAATTCGGCTTGTCCAGTGAGAACATTTGAAGCACGATCATTGAAAATGGAATCCAACTCTTCGATGGAAACATAACAATGTTCAGTCACAACATTTGAATGAATATGCGCCGCAAGAAGTCTGGCCTGAACCACATTTTTGAGGGGTTGCTGAAGATGACAAGTAAAAGTATTCGCACTGTCTTGACCAATTGAATCAATAGTTATAGTATGATATTCATAGTCAAGATCTGGAATAGTTTGGGGCGAGGTAACCAAAGCCATTTAGTATTAGCTTAGATTAAAGATCCGCCAATTCCATCCTCAATCTCGTAGCCCGCTTGTTCCGCGACGAGCTTTTCGGAACCACAGAGTCCACCTGGAGTGAGAGACTTGGTGTAGGTGCTACCTTCGCTGGTGTGCCCAGGAGCGCATTCCAATTTGTGTTCAAGATCAAAAATTGATTCTTCGTTGATCGCCTTAATAACGATTGGTCTGGGTTGGTACTTGCTGGTATTTTTCAACATACCAAGGATAAAGATAAGCACGATCAAGGCAACAATGGACATGATGGCATTTCGGTTGGCACGGTTAAGGTTTAACATATATAATGTACACACATAATTTTTTCTAAAGTGCGTTAAAGGATATTTAATAGTTTCATATTAGAGAGTAGATGGACGAAGAAATTGTCATTGATCGTGGAAATACTACTGTGATGAAATTGGACGCTGACGAACAGGCTCTGATGGATGAAATTGAGATTTCAGTGCCTCGTGCTCAGCCTGTGCGTCGTCCCACTTCTAACAGACCACCACCACAACAACCACAACAACAAGAAGCCATGGATGCTTTCGTAAACCCAAACAAGCAATCTGCACCAACTCAGCCACAACAAGAAGATGAAATTGATTATGGCGAGGATGATGACGCATTCTTTGACGATGCCAACGATGGACCTCAGTTTGGAATGCAGGAAGAACGACCCTCAAAGGGGTATTCTTCTATTGATGAAGAAAAGGCGGATCTCATTAACAAGTTGGGTCGCCTCGAAAAGAAAGGATTCAGTGTTAACAAGAGACTTACTGCATACTCTAACATAGACGAATTGAGAACTGAAGTGAAGCGGATCACATACAGTATTGATGTTGAGCAATCTATTCGCTTCTCTCGGCGTATGTTGGTTGCTTGTGTTACAGGCTTGGAGTTCCTCAACAAAAGGTATAACCCCTTCGAAATTCAACTCGAAGGCTGGTCCGAGTCTGTGATGGAGAATGTAGATGACTATGATGGAGTCTTTGAAGAGTTGTATGTCAAGTACAGATCCAAGGTCAACGTCGCCCCAGAAGTCAAGCTTATCATGATGTTGGGTGGTTCGGCGATGATGTTCCACTTGACAAACAGTATGTTTAAGAGCGCTCTCCCCAATATGAATGATGTTCTCAAGCAAAACCCAGAACTTATAAAAAATATGATGTCCGCAGTTCAAAACACGACGAGATCACCCTCTGGTCCATCTGATGCTGCTCCAGTTGGAGGCACTGGTCAGTATGAGATGCAGGGACCAGGGATTGACATCTCAAGCCTCATGGGTGGTGTCATGATGCCACCCCCACCACCAATGAACACAACTATACAACTTCCAGTCAGTGAACAAGATGATGATGATATGTCGGACATTGTATCAATTTCGGGCGAATCTACAGGTGGTGAAGTCAAGGAAGTGAATGTGGATAGCACCTCCAAGTCAAAGCGTGGTCGCAAAAAGAAGAAGACTGAAATTAATCTCTAAGTACAGTATAAATGATAGGTTACTGTCCTTTGGAGGATCTCGAACCTCCTAAGAGGCAACAGGTCGCGCCTGCACCTGTTGTTCAACCAAAGACCGAAGCGAGTCTTGAAGAAACCGAGTGTAATTACGTCGTCATGGCTTTCATTGTCGGCGTTCTATTCTTAGCCGTCTCTGATTCCATCAGGGCGTAAATTGATTTTTAATTCTACCTTTGGGATCTTTACTCCCCATTAGGTAAAATTGATTTAATATGTGAATGTTGTAATTTGCGTTTGACCACCTGTACCATCATCCAGATCATCTTCGGCTGAAAGATCGCGGGTAATCTTTTCAAGTTTACCACCACACGCGGATATGAGTTCCACGAAAATGTCGTATGAGTAGATTCTCGTACTATCGGTGTTGTAAGGTTCAATGCTAATACCACGTGTACCAGTAGTTATTGTTGGACTCCATGGATAGCTGTTTGTACCACCAAATAGATTCTTAGTACCTATGGCTAAATCTAACGATGGGGCACTTTCATCACCGGTACCACCTTGTAATTCTATAATCATTGTACTCAAATCACCAACAGTTGATCCATCTGTTCTTCTTAAAATGGCCGTCACTTTTGCGTAAAAGGCACCAGCTCCAAACATGAGTTGAATATCTTTGGCATCACCCGCGGTAATTGTAAATGTCTTGGAGTATGTCTTTTTAGAAACTTCCACCGAGTTAGTTATGACACCACCACCAACTTCAAGATCTGTTGAAGCAGTATCACCACTTAGACCAATGGCGACTTGATTACCAAGATCAATGTTACCACCAACTGAAACATCACCCACGATTTCAAGATCGCTATTTACAATTGTTGTTTTGGACGATGTAATTGGATTTATGTAGACATTACCCGTTGTATCCGAATAAATATTGGCAGAGCCTGCGGTTGTCTTAAACTCTATGATTGCGTTTGAAGAAGAGCTCTCCACTCGCAGAATACCATCATACACATGGAACTTTGTAGCTGGACTGTTCGTACCCACACCCACATTACTTGAATGGAGTAAATGAATACAATTTGTTTGAGTACTGTTATTGGCAACACCCATGACAAGTCCAGTTGTACCATTCGTCGCATTACTGAAACCTCTGAGGTAGCCACCTTCACCGTCATCTGTGTAGATGAGCATACCCGTTTCTTTGTTTGTACCACCACTTTCAAGTCTCAAGAGGTCAATGTTCCCCGAAGTTGTATCATAGATGTGAATATTTGAGCTTGGTGATTCTGTCCCCAAACCGAGTTTACCATCGGCGTCAAAGCGGGCGAATTCTATGTCATTTAGACTATTAAGTTCATGTACAAAAGCCAAAGGACGACGAGTGGAACCATCTAGTTTGTTTCTTATAATGTTATATCCTAAATCGGATGTTTCAAACTCAAACCCGGTTAATCTAAATGAACCCTCACCAGCAAACTCAATGTCACCATTGACAACTAATTTGGTGTTGACACCTTTACCATCCGCATCATCACGATTACCACCCACGACCACGATACCGTTATCACACACAACAAGAGGGTTCTCAAGTTGATTTTCCTTTGAGCTCAAGATGTTATCAAATGTGTCACCCGAGGATGTATATGTTTGAAATACATGCTCACCCGCAAGGTGTCTAATTCTATCCGGACCAGTGACAACCCCGGAACTGTCATTACCCTTAAAGAGGAGCAACTCGGTTCTTGATTGACCAGCGGTATATCTTCTTTCCATAATGTGTGTATTACCAAATTCATCACCCGAAAGTCCCGAAAATGTGAGTTGTTGTCCGATTACAACATTACCGACAACTTCTAATTTACCCCGTGGCACATCTGTACCTATACCCATATTGCGAGATGTCCCGTTTATGAATACACCTATAGCAGCCGCGTCATAAACCTTATCGGGGTTTTGTGTAATTCGGAAGTCATTGGAACCGGATACACCCACCGCCCAACCCGTAGGATTCGCATCCGCATCGGTTTGAATATAAGATGTAAACGCGTTACCTTCATTGATATCGGTCTGCATAGTGATTATCGCATCACCCGATGGGGCCGTGTGATTGTGTACGAGGATACCATTTGTTAAGGGGTTTGCTGTACCCGTAGAATATACCTCCAAGTGTGCCGATGGTTGTGTAGTACCGATACCCACACGCCCTTCACTTTGAAGAGTCAAAACATCTACTTCATCTGTATAGTCTTCATCCGCCAAATATATATCCATCTTTGTTTTGGATTTCCCAGATGCGTTGTCATGCTTACCCAATTTGAAAGTGGCTCGCACACCGTGGCGTGTCGCATTTCCTTCGCGAGCCAAGTGCAACACTGTACCGAGGTCAGTGGTATCCACAATTGGTTGAGTGTTTGTTACAACAAGGGAAGAGTTCAGGTGACTGTACCCATTTCTGTATGTTGGTTGATCATTGAGAAACACAGTTCCACCGGAAGTATGGAGTCTACCCACTGGTGACGCTACATTTATACCCACATTACTTGATTCCAAGAGAGTCAATTTGGGTGTACCCATTGTGGGTGTGGTACTCGCGAAAAACTTGAGACCTTTTCCAGCCCCAACTATATTTTCAACCCGTGTTTCCCCATTGGGAACACTCGTATACGCACGCATCGCGATATTACCCGTAGATCCCCATATGTTACCAGTTGAAATGGTGTTACTCCCAATCACATAGATATTACCCGACACTGTAAGTCTCTCCGTTGGACCTGTATTTGCGATTCCAACATTGCCATCCGAAGTGATTCGGATTCTTTCAGTATTCTTTGTCTTCATAGTAATCTTTTGTTGTGTAGCTGTTGTACTCGCGCCATAGACTTCAATAGCACTCACATTTGACGCAGTTGGACCGGATTTAAGCACAAGTACATTTGATGTACTGTCACCACCGAATCTATCTGCGTGAACAACGAGGTTTGAACTTGAAAAAACCATTTCAGTTGTGAGATTTGTTGTTGCGGTGTTGCCAAGGATGCGTAAACTGTTTATTGCACTTGTGTTTGCAAATATTTTGGCACCCACGGAGAGTGTATCAGTGGGTGATAGGTTTGAAATACCCGATGGAGCCGTACCCACAGTGCGTAACGCATTCATTTGGACATTTCCACTTATCGTAACTGGTGTATCAGAAGTCGCATCCAATACGAGGAGATTCCCCGCACGCAAACCAGTTGATCCAAGTATGAGACCCTTGGCGTACACATTACCATCTGCGTAGACAACATTTGAGTTTGTGTCGTCAATAAAGACATTTGAACCTACACAGAGGTCGTGTGTTGGATATGTGTTCGCGGCACCTATATTGTTTGATGTGTAAATGTCACCATATACATGAACATTAATTGACTTTGTATCATCAACTGTTATTTGAGTTGTGGGTTGACCAGCATAATCATCGGTTTGGAAAAATGCCATCTCACGACCACGAGCTCCACCCACAAACGCCATAGCTACATTTGAGTATCCCGTGCCAGGTGTCATTAAGAGACCAGTTTCTTTGGATAAAATAGAATTACCAAAACCATGATGAATAAGTGCATTACTAACACGCAAATCTTGTGTAGAAATATATGTCGCAGTCTCTGTTACCGTAATATTACCCATCACCGCAATATTACCTACAAGATTCAAGTAACCTTCTTGATACACATTACCCTTTAACATCATGATATTGGAACCTTCTCTAAAAATACCAACATTACTCCCAACACTTATATTTGATGCTTTGATACCACCTACAACGGTGATGACATTTGAATTTGTCTCCTTAATTGAAAGATTTGCCCCAGATGTTATAAGTCTATCGGACACGATCACATTTGTAGCAACCAAGTTACCGCTCACTGTCATCAAATCACGACCTGTTAAATCAATATCAACTTTTCTCGTTGCGCCACTATTTACCTGAAACGCCTTTGTTGGGTTCGTTGTACCGATGGCAAATTGATTTTCAATGAATAAACGCTCAGCTTTACCACGACCTTTCAAGTCAAGCACAATTGTGTCAGTTTCATCCACAAAAAACTTGTTACCCACGGAAAGAGATTTTGATGGTGTTGTATTTGATATACCGAGGCGACCTTTCACACCGGTTTCGGGATCTGTAACAAGTAGGACTTCATTTGCCTCTACTTCTCTTGTCAAAATACTCTTGACACCCGTAAGAGTTTCTTGTTCAACGGGTTCTGCGTCAAGACTTGCCACATAAATCTGTTCGAATCTTGCGGTGCGACCCATTTATACTTTAGTTCCCGAATAAAATTCCAGCCAAACCATCCTTGATCCTGAGGACATTATAGTTTACTGCGTACACATAAATATCTTTTTGATCCCCCCTAAAGCTACCCTTTTCAGCTCCACGAATTATGAGTTTAGCATTATCGAGTCTGCTGAAATTACATGTCCCGGATGGATTGTATTCTGAAACATTCAAACCAAAATGATACGCAAAATATCGGGTATACATTAGATCTTCTGTGTCAACTCTGAAGTCAGTTTTACCATATTTTGACTTGTAATAATTTTGAACCGTGTGAAAGTATGTTGGGCTCATATTTTCAAGAAGTGGTGTACCATTTATGTGAATATCCGCATTCTTAAATGTAAAACGATCATTTGTTGGATCAATATTTGTCGCCGAATACCCAAAAAATATAGACTTCACGGGGTGATTAAAGGAACTCAAATCCAAATCATTGTATCCACCAGTTTGAATGGAGTTATCGACTACATTAGAAAGTGGAAAATCCAAACGCTGTGTTTGAGTAATTATAAAGTCCATCTGTCTTTTTACGAGAGACTCTCTCTCCTCTTTGTCGAGATATACATAGTTTCCATATACATTGATTCTCTTTTGAGAATTATTATAACCAACCAGACTTGCTTGATCAAAATTAACCCTCACTTCAACTTGATGATGAGCTAAAGATATGAGGGGTAAAAATGCCCCGTGATCACAAAAGAAAAAGTGAAGTGGTTGGAAGTTTCTGTTGGAAGTACTCGTTTTATTTGTAAGTTCCTCTTGTTTTACCCATGTTTCTGAAAGATAGTTTGGCCAAATGTCCGCATAATAGTCATAATGCTGAGAATCAATTTTCTGACCACCCACATAAAGATCAATTGTTGAATTATACAAAAGATTTGATGAAACATTGGAGTTCTTATCAAGACCCTCAAACCAGAGACAATTTATAAGATCACCATAAACGGGAACTGTAAAAACAGGATCGTTGTCTGTGATGGTCTTAATAAGCTTGGGAGCCTGTGAAAAATTTGTGTGTCTCGTAAATTTCATACGAAAGAACGAATGACCTTCTTCACTATTAAGATAAATGTCTTGCGCGCCTTTTGAGACAAGTTGTATCAATGCACCAGACATTTATTTATTAGTCAGATTATAAAAACAGACACTTTCCCTGAGGGAACTCATTCTTCTTTTCTTCTTCGGCAACCTTCCCATGGATCTTAAACCCACCTTGACGGTACACCTTGAGACGCTTATAGTACATAGCTGTAAATATGGACCATGGATCATGGATGTCGTAGATATGTGGATTGTTCTTTTTACCTTTAGTCTCTCGCATAATACGACCTATACTTTGTGTAATATCGGATTTGGGGGACGCTAAAATCACCGTATCTAGGGTTGGGATATCTAGACCTTCGTGGGCTTGTGAGAAGGTGGCAAAGATGATCTTCTTTTGTGATGAAGCCTGAAGGTCGACCTCTTTCATACCACCCATGTAGAGTCCTGAGTTTTTGGGGAAACATTGGTGGAGCATCTCACAATGCCACCGACGATCACTGAGAACGAGGAGTTGCCTCGTGCCCTCTGAAGCTTTCTTCACGAGTTGAACGAGCATTTGATTCCGCTTCCTGTCTTCAACAACTTCTGTGACCATATTGGGCATTGATAGTTTACCGTTTCTCGTACATGGTGGAGGATTTCTGTAGTTGAATGATTCATAAGTTACCGGAAATACTTCCACCTGTTCCTGATTCTTTCGCTCCACCGCAAAGAATGTGGGTCCCATAAACCAATGAAGAACCTTCGTGAGACCATCTTTTCGTTCGGGTGTCGCCGAAAGACCAAAAATGTGCTTGGGACACATCTTGAAGAGGGACTGACTAAAGACCTTCGCACAAATGTGATGGGCTTCATCCACGATGAGTGTACCAATGGAGTCAAAATCACTGAAGGAATACTCCTTGAGGGACAGGGATTGAAGCATGGCTATGACAAAATCACAATCGGTCTCCTTCTTATTCTGTTGAACAATGCCTATTGTGGCACCTGGACAGAACTGTTGAATGCGTTCTCGCCATTGATCTGCGAGAAACTGTTTGTGAACTACAATCATTGTGCGGTAGCCCAACTTACACGCTATTGCCAGGGATACGGTGGTCTTGCCATACCCGCATGGGAGCGAGAGAACACCATGGCCCGCACTAATAGCTGCAGCAAGAGCCTCGTTCTGGTGGGTTGCGTCTCGTAACTGACCGACGAACTTGGCGCTGGATTTCGCTGGCTCGGGGCGACGATCCTCCTTGGGCTTTCCCACCTTACCAACTCCGTAGAATCTTGGAACGCACACTCCATTCTTAGCTGTTCTAAAAACCTTGAAAGGTGGGGGAGGAAATCCATAGTCGCTGTTGACCTGTGGTCTTACTGTCAGTTCCTTTTTAATTTCCTGAATTGGTCCCTCAGTGACGAGGTATCCCGTCCGCGTCAACATTTAATATATTAAAGAATAGTAACTTTATATAGTTACAATGCCATCCCTTGACGTGGAAGAGAATATTAAAAAGATCCAAGAAGCGATCGAAAGTACGTACCAAGAACTTCACCGTCTACAGGGAAGCCTTCGCGTGTTTTTGGGTTTCAAGGAAAATGGTTTGACCACGATTGATATTCCAGAAAAGAAAGAAGAAGAAGTTAAACTTCAGGAATTGCAAGACGCGGATAAAAGTACCCAAGAATAACCACTGTAACCACCTACATTCCAAACACCTTTAAAATCGGCTGTAACTTCAACTTCGTCATCTTTTATAAGAGATTGCATGGGTCGTCCTCGGACTTCACACATCACTCTCCTATAACGGAACGGAACCTTAACTGTGAGAATATGACCATCCAATGGATTATCTACTCGCTCATTTTGAATGAGATGGGTCTTGTTTATATGCATTCGTTGTATAATTTGAACGCAATTTTCAGGAATGACCAAACGAATATACTTTTTGTCGTTATGGTCATACATGGGTGTATGTACTTTGGCTTGAAACTTCATAGATTTCTATTACGATAAATTAGAATTAAAACTATAAGCACCAAAAGTGTCAATGATAAAACTTGTGTGAGAAGGAGGGGACTCAATGGTTCCCTCGTTCCAAAACATTTGTGGCTGAGACTGCGCGAAACTTCTACAGCTGCTTCGATGCTTGAATATGGTGTATTGCGGGGTGACATCATACCACACATCGCCACATGGGGGCACTCACCAAAGAATGGGAGTTGACCATGGAGACTGAGAACCCCCGATGATTGTGTAAATTGCCAACGCTCATCATCCCACTCGGCACCCCAACCAAAGCGTATTTGTTTGGGAAGGGGGACATCCAATTCTTCGAGAACACGAACTCTCAACTCTTCTGGTGGTGTTGTGAGTATATCTTCCGTGAGATCACATATAACACATGAAATTGTGTGACCATCTGCGAGAACAACGGGTTGGAGATTCCACTTCGTTGTAGCCACAATTTCAAGGTCGTCACCAAGTTCAATGGGTTCATCAAAATCAAAAAGAACATTTATACATCCATATGTACTCTCTCGCACCTTTTTGTCTGCTTCTAAACCCCAATTCTCACCTAGAAACTTTAGAGCTGGACTGTTATCTAAACAAAGGAAAAGCATTCCATCGTCAATCACTGATTCATCCACAAACTCCGCTTTGTAACCATCCTCAAGGTATTCAACTCCCTTGAGCTCTTTCTCAAATTGAAAGTCAACACCCACCTTCTCAAGGGCTTCTTGCATTGCGTCACACATCACTTTACCAGAAACCTTTTGGGTGTATTGTTTGGAGAGTCCCACATGATCAAAACTTTTGACAAATTCATAGGCAGACATAGTCTCCCATGTCACACCATCCATAATGAGTGGAAGGTGTTCAAGTAAAGTTTGACCACTTTCCGTTAACTCACCGAGGGCATCTTTGAGCGAGACACCCCTATACTTTTGAGGTTGAGCGAGGACTCTCACCGCGAGAGATGTGAGTGCGCCGTAATCTTTGATACCGAGAGAACGACCTATAAAATTATAGAGATCTTTCTCTGCTGGCTCAAATATGTCATTCCATCGTAGCCCCATCTCCTCAAAGAGACTGTGGGTATTCACAAAAGCCTTGTCAAAAACTATTCTGTGTGCGTGAAGATCTCTCATGTCTGTATCTGGTTCCCACCAAGAACCACCCGCGGATGTCTTTCTATCATAAATTGTAATATCGTGTTCCCCTGACCTGAGTATTTCCCAAGCAAGCGACATACCTGTTGGTCCAGCGCCAACAATATGAATCTTCATTCTACTTTTAACATTTATATTAATCCAGATTCTCTTCTCTCCTCTGGAGTCTTGAGGGCATACATGACGGTCAAGAAAATCACTGTGGAGATGAGAGCATACTCAATGTCTTGGGTCGCACTGAAGGCAATCAACATGACAGAGAAGAAACGGAAAGTCTTGCTGTTGA